TACCCCGGACGACTACACATTCCTGAGTCCTCCTTCCGGCAATCCGGCTTTGGCGTTCAACCTTATCGACCGTGTTGAACAGACTAATGCGGCCTATTTTGGTCTCTACCACAACAATATTCCTCCGGTAAAGACCCAGACAACTCAGCAGTTCCTCGTTAATAACTGGCTGTCGGCGTGGAGCCGCATCTACAAGCAAGTGATGTCACTGACCCTCCAGTATATGGATGGCTCTGAAATCGAGCGTGTGGTCGGTATGCCCATTGTCCTACAGCCTCAGGAACTATCCGCTATGTACGACTTTAATGTCTCGTACAATGTGCGCGAACTCGACACTGACTATGTCCTTGAGAAACTAAAGGCAATCTCCACCTTTGTTATTCCGATGGACGCTGGTGGCGTTATTGACCGCAATAAGTTGACGGCTCGCTTTGTCGAGGCTATCAGCCCTGAGGCCGCCAAGGATATCGTCCTAGACCAAGCCAGCGCCTCGCAGCGTATGTACGCTGATGTCCAGACTGATATTGCCAAAATGATGGCGGGGATGGAGCCGCAGTATGTCGAGAACGATCCTGCCGCTAAGTCCAAATTGCAGTTTGTGCAGGACATCCTCCAGAAGAACCAGAAGGCGCAGCAGGCGGCTCAGGCTGACCAGCAGTTCCAGATGCTATTCCAGAACTATGTGAAGAACCTCCAGATGAGCGTTCAGCAGCAGCAGAACAAGTCCATCGGCCGAATCGGGGTCACCCCGGTCTCTGACCAGATGATGCAGCAGGGCCAGCAGCCTCCCTCTTTCTAATATGGGCAAAACATACAAGGACAGCAAATACCGCAACAAAAGCGCGCTTGTGAAGCATAAGCACAAGAAGGTCAAGGTTATGCACAAGTGCAAATACAAGATGCGCGGCGACAATGATTAAGACCCTGATTGAGCATAAACGCGCCCTTTCTTTCGAGAAGAACGAGATTTTTGACTCCGTGTTGGCTTTCCTAGATGCAAGCATCGAAGCGGAGGTTGACCGGGCTATTTCGTATTCCACCGAGGGTGAAAAGCGTATCCACGCCTGTGGCCGCGCTGAAAGCCTCAAGGACTTCAAGGATCTCATTCAAGCCCAGCAGGACGAGGCCAAGAACGGCAAGTTGTCCATCTGACAAGAGATAGAAGTTGCCAAATCTTACAAACACCCCCTGCGCTAGTTGACGGTGCTTGGTTTTAAGGGTTAATCCTCGTACGCCTCTGGGAGCGACCCATCCCTGATATGTCAGAAAACACCAACGCCGATATCGGAACGGCTCAAAACAACTCCGAGGTACAGTCAAACCAGCCCCAGTCCGGGTTGAATCAAGAATCACTTGCGGATGTCCTCCGCAACACCCTGTTCAAGGACGATGAGCAGGCGGTGCAGCCCCAGACCGAAAACGAAGGCGAAGTCCAAACGGAGGTCAAGGATGAGGCGGTGGATCAGGGCGAACAGCCCGAGGAAACCGAAGAAGTCCCCCCGGCCGAGGATGGCGAAGACGATGTTCCTTCACAGTCAGCGGAAGACACCGAAGAGGAAGACACCCTCTCCAAGGGCGTTCAGAAGCGAATCGACAAGTTGACGGCCAAGCGCAAGCAGGCCGAAGAGGAGGCCCAAAACCTCCGCAGCGAAGTCGAAGCCCTGAAGCAACAAATCTCGGAAGCCAAGGCTTCGGGGGAAGAGAACCAAACCAGCGTCCAAGACGCATCTAATCCGTTCTCGTCCCTAAACTCGAAAGCCGATGTGGACAAAGAGGTTGAGCAAGCCCGGTGGTTGAAATATAAGTGTATGGAGAACCCTAACGGTTTCGTTATGGGGGACACCGAATACGGCCCTGAAGATGTCGGCCGGATGCTGGTCAACGCAACGAAGGCTATTGAAGTTCATCTGCCTAGGCAGATGGCTAAGATCCAAGCCTACGAAAGCGTCAAGCCCATCGCCGAGTCCGAATATCCGTGGTGGAAGACACCTCAGGCCAAGGAGTACCAGTTGGCGCAGCAAGTCATCAAGAACTTCCCCCAGTTCAAGAATCATCCTGATTATATGCTCTTTGTGGGCGATTACATCAGGGGCTACTTGGCCCGGGAAGGGAATATGGCCGCTCGCAAACTCGGAAACAAAGCACCTATCCAGCCAGTTCGTCCTACCGCTGCTCCGGCAAAAACTAGCACTAAGACAGCCAGTGCCAAGAATGCCGAGGGTCGATTCGTCAAATCGACTAACGCTGAAGACCTCGCAAAGGTTTTGCTATCCAAAGGCTTCATCTAAACTCCAATACTACTATGGCTAAACTCCTCGAAAAAGATATCGTCAATGCCGGTAAGCGCGAAGACCTCGCTAACCTCATCGCTATTGTCGATGCTAAGGACACCCCGTTCACCTCGATGGCGAAGAAGGGCGCTCAGCCCGGCAACACCATCTTCCGCTGGCAGGCCGACCGCCTCCCCACTGCTGCTGCTCCGACCCCGGTCGTTGACGGCACGGATGTCGATCCGAATTCCGGCACTTCCAACTTCGTCAACGATGGCGGTACTCAGTACCGTGTCGAACTGTCGAACCGCATCCAGATCTTCCGCAAGGCTGTCCGTGTGTCCAAGTTGACGCAGGATGTCGCCAATGTGGCTGGTGTCCGTGACGAACTGGCGAACAATGTCTCCAAGGCGATCACGATGCTCAAGCGCGATATGGAAGTTGCGATGTGCAGCAACCAGACCGCTCAGGTGGACAACGGCACAGTCGGCTACCGCACCCGTGGTCTCGACAAGTGGATCGTCGCCGCTGCCAACATCGACACCGTTGACCTCCCGGCTGCTGCCTCGGCTTTCTGCCCGGCTGCTGCCCAGATCTCCGCTGTAGGCACTGCTGCCCTCACCGAGACCGTGGTTCAGGACATCCTGACTGGTATCTACAACCAGACTGGTCAGTTCAAGAACTACGATGCCATTGTTGGCCCGACCCTGAAGCGAGCCTTCACGAATCTCGTCTTCACGACTACGTCTAGCGGCGGCGCGAACGCCCTCTCGGCTGTCCGTACGCTGACCCGTGAGTCCAGCGACTCCGTCTACCTCTCCTCGGTTGATGTGTTCCAAGGCGACTTCGGTCAGATCCGTCTGCACCCGAGCCTGTTCCTGAAGAACAACTTCTCCGGCTATATCATTCCCTTTGATATGGTCGAGGTGCGCTACGGCGGCAATGTTGCTCAGGTGACTGAACTGACTGACAACGGTGGCGGCCCTGCCCGTCTCATCGAAGCGGTCGCTGGTCTCTGCGTCTACAACCCGCTGGCCTTCGGCAAGTTCGACTTCACCGCCTAAAGCGGAATGTCGGACATCATCCAGTCATTCGCTGATGCCATTCCCTCCCATCTTCGCAAGGAGATGGAGAGGGAACTCATCACAGGCTGGAGGATCCAAGAGGCGGCTTCGTATCACCAAGCCAAGCAGTTTGCGGCCTTCAATCACGCAAACGCTGCTAAGTCCATCGATGGGGTAGGCGAGTTGAAGGCTCGTATCCCCATTTCTGCTATCCACTATTGGGGCAATCGTCTCGGCTACGAGTGCTGGAACGATGAGCAGTTTGTCAATGAGTACATCAAAGACAACCCCGAGATTGCGGTCAACAACCGCATCAAACGCACGACCGTCAACGGTGCTATTTTCACCGGGGATGGTTATCTCGTAAAATGAGAACCACTCACTTTTCGCCCATCCTGTTTAACGCCCTGCAACTGTCGGGTCAGGATAGGCACAACATCACTGACGAGACATTCGCCCAGTTCCGGGACTTCATCTCGGATCGCCTGCGTTCCATCTGGGAGTCGCAGGACTGGCCTGATCTCGTCCGTGTTGCTCAGTTGACCGTCACCGATGACGGCGCTGGGCGTGTCACTGCGGCCATCCCGGCAGACGCTGGGGAGGTTCTGGCCTGCTATGACAGCAACCCTCTGGTGACCAGCCGCGCGTCCCAGATTACTTTCCGTCTTTACGACAACGGAACCACTCAGGTTCTGAACTTCGTTTCCGACCCCGGCACTGTCTGGGCTGAGTATCGTACCAAGCGTACAGAACTTGTCGGCGACCTTTTTAATGTCACCGTGGCATACTCCATCGGCGCTCAGGTCTATTTCGACAGCGGCAGCAATACGGGTACATATACCCCTCAGGCTGGTAAGCCGCACTACGGCAATTTCTACGCCTGCTTGGATTTCACCACGGCTGGGCAGTCTCCCAGCACTCACCCTGCCAAATGGCAGATTGTGACCATCCCATACCTGTTCTCGACCTATGCTGCCCGTGGCGCGTATGCCGACTGGCTTCGCTCCGAGTTGCAAATTGAGGCTGCTCAGGTTGCGGAAGCCGAGGCTGAGCGTTATATGGCCGACACGGTCGATATCGTACTGCGCCAGCAGCAACAGGTCGGCCGAATCAATATGAATAAGACCTACTAATTTATGTCCAATATCGCATTCTCCACCCCGTTTATCCGTGGCCTTACGCATACGGAGACCTCCGTCTCCAATGCCGCCGTGACCGAAATCCTTGCCGCAGCCTCTGCTACCCAGAAGCGCGTCATCGTCTTCATCCAGAACAAGTCCACCAGTGCCAACCTGTTCGTTATTTATAACGCTTCCGGCTCCGCTGGTATTCTCGTCCCTCCGCTGTCCAATACCAGCATCGAGAACTACACTGGCCCTGTTCGGGTGACCACTGACTCTGGCACTGCTTCTACGGTTCACTTGGCTGTCGCTACCGTCTGATGGCGTTGGTCTCTACCAACCAATCTGACGATATCGCTAAGCGTTCTTCTAAACTCAACAGCATCCGCAAATGAGCCTATCCGCTTCCGTAGGAGTCCAGATCCCTACCAATGTTGTCGAGGTCGGCAACGAAATCAGCCTGAGTGCAATCAATGCCTTGGCGGCAGCCTCCGCGCCTTCGACTGTTAACCCGTTTGCTACTGTTGCTTATATCTCCGGGTTCGGATATACAACCGAGACCTTTGTAACAAGCCAAGGCTACGCTACTGAGGAATATGTTGTTACCCGTGGTTATCTGACAGATGCCCCTAATAACGGCAACGAGTATGTTCGCAAGAACGCTGCTTGGGCTGTTGCTACTGGTGGTGGCGGTGCTACCGCTGCCAGCCAGTTGACCAATGCCGCATACACTACTAATCCGGCTGCTGCCCCGACAACGGCTGGTGATGTTTTGCAGTTTAACGGTACGGCTCTTGTCTGGGCTGCTGGTGGCGGTGGCGGCGGCGTGGCTTGGGGCGGGATTACAGGTACGGTCACAGCCCAAACAGACCTCACCAGTTACATCTCTGGTCTTGGTTATCTTACTTCTGTTCCGTCAAAGACTGTAAATGTTCAGACCTCTAACTATGGGCTTCTCGCTGGAGACACAAATAACATTCTTTATTTTAATAGTGTTAGTGGAAGCATTACAATTTCAGATGATGCGACCTACTCATTCCCTATTGGAACTCACATTATGGTAGCAACTAATGGTTGCACTATTAGCGTTATTGCTAGCGACACAATGACTCCTGCACCTGTTATTCAAGGCACTACATCCTTCACAACGGGCATCTATCATCTGATTAAGGTCGCAGCAAATACTTGGGTTATCGGCTAATATGATCTACATTATCTCTATCACGCTCAGCCTCCTCGCTGGCTTCTTGTGCGGCGCTCTTTTCTACCGTAAGAACGGTGTGAAAGTCGCCAGCATTGAACACAAGGTTCGGGACGCTTACGACGACATCAAGAAGTAATGCCGACCCGTGAGTACGCAATTGATGGTGACCAAGGGTTCGTGGGTGTAAACTCACGGGACAACCCTGTCAGCGTCTCCAAGAATTTCGTCTCCAAGTCGGTAAACTTCCGTTTCGACCGTGGCGTTGCAAGCCTCCGCAAGGGGGTTGAAAGATTGACCACGGTGGCTGCCGGGGTCTCCATCTACGGCTGCTGCACCTATACAGACACTAGCAATAGTGAACTGCTGGTGATGGCTGTCGCTGACGGCCTTTATACATATAATCCAGACACCGAGGCGCTCTCTGGCAAGGTGACATATCCGGCAGGGCAGACCATTACATCTTCCGATGAGGTGGATATGTATCAGGCTCAGGGTGCTGGCTATATCTACATCTGCCGTGGCTTCAGCAAAAGCACCCTGCGCTGGGATGGTAGTTATGCCGCTGGCAGCATCGTAGTGCCGAGCGTAGGCAATCATCACAACTACCCGAATAGCCGTCACGCCATCTACTATGGCAATCGGCATATCGTCCAGACGGATCGTAATACCATTAAGGTCAGTCACTATCTAGAGGATGATGCTTGGTCGTCCTTGGATATGTTCAGTATCAATGATGGTGGTAACGATAGCCTAATTGCAATCACACCTTGGACTCTTAATGAATTCGTGGTGTTTATGCGGAATAGTATCTTTTACGCCTCCGTAGGAGTCGGGGCGACGGCGGTTGGCGACCCCGTCCATATGAACGACTCCTATGTTAAATCCCTTGCTACTGACATCGGGTGCATTGCCAATGGATCCGTAGTCCAAGCGGGGGGAGGTATTATTTTCCTATCTGATAACGGGGTGTATTTCCTGAATCCCGCTGGCGCTTCCGGCGGTCAGGGGAACACCCCTGAGGGAATGCGATTGCTGACCATCTCCGAGCCGCTTTCAGCGCCTATTGCTGATGTCATCGAGCGAATCAACTATAACTATGTGGATAAGTCTGTCGGTATTTACTGGGAAAATCGTTACTACCTTGCAGTCCCTTTGGATGGTTCTACCACAAACAACAGCGTTCTTGTCTATAATTTCGTGAACAAAGGATGGGAATCCGTTGATTCCTACCCTGCCGGATTCGATATCCGTGCATTTTCCGTGGCTAAGAAGGGTAACCGCCGCCGTCTGTTTGCCGTTGATACCGAGCAAGGTGTGTTTATGATGGAGGAGTTGGACTACGATGAATACGGAGCCACTGCTGGTCTTCCCATCTTGCCGTTCATCCTCCCCTCCATTCCAATCTCTGCTGGTGGCACATTCCTGCCCAATGAGATCCAAGGTGAACTTGTTACCCGTGGTTACTCGTTTGACACGAACCGGGACAAGCGTTTTTCTAGCGTTCAGGCTGATGTGCTGATTCCTTCTGCTGCTTCTCTTACGATGCAGTTCATCACCGTAAACCCGGACTTCACTACAAACCTCATTACTAAGACATCATCTGGTGACGAGGACTATCTTCTTCGTATCCCTACCCGTAAAACAGCGTATTACTCGCAAGTTAAGTTCCTTACAACGAGCCGCAGGCCGTCTGTTCGGTCGGTAACTGTAGAGGCTGTCGTCCCGGGACATAACACTCAATCCACACAATAATGGCTCAACTCCAAGCCCCTTACACCTTTGCTACTGGCGACCAAGTCACCGCCGCCAATCTTAACGCGCATACCAACAGCGCCATCCTGCTGCCCGGATCTATTACCGATCAGCCTAATATCGAGGCTAACACTGTTGCCTCTGGCGACTCTATCCTGCTGTACGACCTGTCTGCCACGGGCTTGCGTGAGGCTAATGTCTCTGATGTGCTTGGGTCTAATGTGCCTGTCACGACCTCCGCTATCACGGCTGGCGCTAACAGCGACATCGTTGTCACGCCTAATGACGGCACTATCGTCACTGGGCAAGCGTACACCTCTGCTGACGGCCTGACTGTCACGGTCACTTCTACGGCTCACACCCTGACCGTTGGACAAGTCATCCTAGTCACCGCCGCCGCTACTGGTTACAACGGCACATTCTGGGTGGCTACTGTCGCTACGAACTCGTTCACCTATGTGATGACCACGGCGGCTACGGCTGGATCGAGTACGCTTTCGTACACGAAGAAGGGCGCTATCAGGAACGCAGGCAGCGAGTCTATTAATGGAAGCCTTTTCGTTGCTGGTTCTTCGGTTCTTACTGGGGATACTACGATTTCTGGTGCTTTAACTTATAGCGGTACTGCTAATTTTACAGGTGCTTTGCAGGTCAATGGGACAGTCGGTTATGTGCTTACTGAAATTGTTGAAGAAACTGTTGCACCATTTACTGCAAACTCAGTTGCAAGTAATTTTGTTGTGATGTTTACTTCTTCAAGTTACACCAAACCATCAAACGAAATCTGGTGTGTAGAAATTATTGGAGGTTTGCAATACAACGTTATTGGTTATGTTAGTTATAAACTTAAAAGAACTTCTGGTTCCTTAGATTTGATTGGAGGTAATGATGTAGACCACACCAGCACGGGGGCGGCGTCAAGAATGGCTCCGTTGTATCTAAATGCTATTGAAAATACTGGGACTTCATTTACATCAACTTATACATTTGAAATGGCTTACCCCCTTAGTGGTTATACCTTGGGTGTTGGTCAGCCTTCTGTATTTGTTGCTATGCCTGCAACAAAGTTCCGCATCTACAAATACAAGACCGCCTGATGCTCCTTTCCGAACTAACCTCCTTCGTTGATGCGAACCGCTACAAGGGTCGCAGGGAGGCGTTTGGCATTAATAACACGAAGAACTACCTTCGTTGGGCGTTCCTTCACGACTACCTATTCGTCTCTTATGACGAGGGTCGGATCGCCGGAGTGGGCGTAGCGTACCCTATCGCCAACCCGTATGTAGGGGACGAGAATGCCCTTAACCCAGTCTATGGAGTTACGCTCAAAGACGAGCCTAACCAAGAACTTTGCATTATGGACTGGTGCGCTTTAAACGCCAAAGGCCGGATTGGCCTTGTCTGGAAGTTTAAGCAGCGTTACCCTAACTGGGAAAACCAGAAGAAGTGGGCGGTTCAATTCGACAAGGTGGTCGAAATCTCTAACAAATATATCAACCTAACCGAACAAATCTAATGGGTGGAAAAGAAAAAACTCCCGCTCCCAACCCGGAAGCGGACTATCAACAGTATCTGACTGAGGGGTCTAATGCCCTTCGGGCGCAGGAACAACTCCTGATTAGACAAACAGATGCGGAGGCTCGTTTGCAGCCTATGCTTACTGCCCAGCAGATGTCCTCGATGCGAGGTCAGGCTACTGGGCTTCTTGGCCTCTATGGAGACTTGCAGCCTAGGGCTGACCAGTTCCAGCAGCAGTACGCCACCAGCCAGTTGAATATGATGGGTGGCCTTGGCGCTCAGGCTACTCAGGCTGCCATTGGATCCCTCGATGCGAACACCCGGGGTATCTATAACACCTTCGGCCAGCAGGCGCTTGAGGGTCTTCAGGCCGGGACTGGTCTTACATCGCAGGAAACCAATCAAGCCCAGCAGGCGGCCCGGGCGGCTGCTCAGGCGCGTGGTCTACAGTTCAGCCGTCAGGGTAGTGACCTTGAGATCTTGAACACCTATGGTCTGGGTCAGCAGCGCCAGCAGCAGCGTCAGGCCACCGCTCAGGCGGCCTACCAGATGGGTGCTGGTCAGCAGCAGATGGGCTATCAGGGCTACCTTACCCCTGCCTTTGGTGCTGGACAGCAGTTCGGCCTTACTGGGATGGTTAATGCCGCCCAGTCTACATACGGCGCTCTCGGCCAGTCCTCCTTCCTTACACCTGAGTCCCAGTATCTGGCTAACATCCGTGCCAACCGCATTCAGATGGAAACGGCCGTTCAGTCTGCAAATGCCCAGCGTTCTGGTGCGATTGGTGGCGCTGTTATCGGTGGGGCGGCAACTATTGGGGCGGCAATGATCTAATGAGCAAACTGGATAAAACCATAGAACTAATCCGCGCTGGGTTTGCTGTCCCTAATCGCTCTGCCTTGGCTTGGTCGGGTGGTAAGGACTCTATGGTTCTTTTCCATATCTTGCATACGCTTGGGATCAAGTTGCCTGTGGTGTTCTTCAAAGAGCCTTGGCAACCAGTTAAGTACTCATTCCAGAACAAGGTAATTGCCGACTATGCCCTTGAGGTGTACTCTTGGCATCCTATGAGTTCTGCTTTCCAGCAGACAGGAGATGAGTTTGAGGTTCAAAATGTTTACGGATTGAACACCTCCACTATGACCTGTCCTACTGGGATTACTCCCCCGGTAGAAGGTAAGCCTTGGGCGTGCGCTATTGATATCCTTAACCGCCCGAAGCAGTTGAACATTCAGGCTAATTGGGATATGATCTGGATTGGACACAAAGGATGCGACAGCGACCCAATTTTGGGTGGCGATGCTGGCACTAGGATTAACAGCCGATTTGGTGAGGGCTGGGTGAACTTTATGTTCCCGCTGCGAGATTGGTCGCACGATGATATCTGGAACTATATCGAGAAAAACGATGTACCTTGGGACAAAGACCGATACGAGAAAGTGGACGGAAAGTATCGTGAAAAGTCTGACAGGTCTTTCAATGTAGATTATGTCCACGCTTGCACAGCGTGTCTCGACAAGAGGCCAACTGCTGCTAAGGTTGTTTATTGTCCTAAGTTCAAGGGTGCTGTTGAGAACGCATCAGCAAGATATCCTTGGGCAGACCAAACACCACTTTCTTATATGAAAGACTAATTTTATGGCCTCTCCATTCGCTAAATATCAGTCTGAACAGGTTCAACAGATTGCCCCCGGTTTTGTTGAGGGTTTTGGTCGCGCCGCCGCATCCATCGGTCAGGGCATTTCCACTGCTTCTCAGGCTATTGCTGGTGGAATTAATCAATATAAAAAAGAACAAGAACAAGAGATTACCACCAAGGCCGCCCTTGCTCCGTACATCAAGAATGACGAACGCACTAAGGCTGTCAATAATTGGCTATCAGAAGGAAAGTTCGTCAAGGCTGATGACGGCACTGTCGTGCTTTCGGCTAATATGGCTGGTAAGGTCAATATGGACGAGGTTAACAAGAACCTCGCTTTCTACAATAGCACTGGCGGTGACGGCTCCAAGTTGAGCGGCGAATCTCTTAATAGGTTCGCCTCTATGTATCAGGGCGAACAGAAGTATGCTTCTGAGCAGGCTGCCAAGGCTACTGCTGCTATCGAACTGGATCTTAAGCGGGCGCAGATTGACGAACTGAAATCAAAGGCTGCTGAGCGAAAGGCCAATGCTGGTACTTATGGTTCTGCCATCGCAGGGATGGGCTTTGGTGTTGCCGTTCCTAATGTTGCTGAAGTCGCTCCTACGGGTGAGTCGCTTGGTGTCTACAATCAGCCTACCGGGCTTGATAAGCCTACTACATCCGCTGCCACTGCTGAGCCTGCCACTGCTGTTCCTAGTGTGGACAACAAGCCTGCTGGCGTGGCAGATACCGCTCCGGTTACCGCAACTCCGGCTGCCGCTGCCCCGGCTGCTATGCCTGCGGCTCCTGCGGCCAAGGCTACCGCCCCTGCCGCTCCGACAGCCCCCAAGCCTGCTGCCACTGCTGCGGCTGCTCCTGCTAGGGCTGCTGCCCCTGCCCCTGCTGCTGCTCCGGCTGCTCCGGCTACCTACGATGTCCCGAAGGAAGCCGCCCGTGTCAGCGGTCAGTTGCAAACCATTCAGGCTGAGCGCGATGCGACTCGCACGAAATATTCCACTGATCGTGATAGGACTAATGTCCTTATTGCAAGAAGCAAGCAGGCTCAAAGGCTTCCGGCTAACAAGGTTGGCATCGACCTAGCAAGTGCCGCCAACTCCTATAATCAGAACCTGCTCAAGGGCATTGATGAGGCTGAGCAGCGTGATATGAAGAAGTTGGATGATCGTGAGTCTACGATTAATCGTGAATTCGCCAACTATCAGTCTGCCGCTACGGCTCAGCGCACTGCCGCTGAGAGCGCCGCTACTGCCGCTCGACAGGCTATTCAGGACAAACGCAATGAAGCGTCCGACAAATTGGCTAAGGAGGCTGCTAACCGCGCTGGCCGTGAGGAGGCAGCAAAGGGTGAGGAGGCCGTGCGTACTGCTGTTTCCGAATATCCTATCAAGGGGCCGTGGGTTCATATCGGTTACGACCTCAAGGATAAGGCTGGCAACAAGGTCAACCCGGCTCGATTCGGCATTGCTCCGCTTTCTACCGCGCAGCAGAATACTGTCGCCGAAACCTACGATGGCTGGCTGAAGGGTACTGACTTCCTGATTCGCCTTGATGATACGCTTAAGTCCCGTGTCGCTGGTAACAATGACTACACGCAGCGTTTCCGTCTTCTGGCATCTGATATGCAGAACTACTTTGAGGGCGAACTGGCTAGTACATTCGGCGTTGCCACATTCCGGCGAGCCATTGTTTCCGGCGGTAACTTCTCTGACGCTGACCGAGAGTTTGTCAAGAAGGCTATTACCTACCTGAATACTGCTGCCCCCGATTTGGACGCATCAGACCTTGAGGCTAACACCCGCGCCTTGGCCGTCTTTATTGACAATATGTACCGCAAGGGTCTTGAGGGTCAGGGGATGGTTTACAACCCTGAGCAGATCAAGAAACAGGCTGTTGACCTTCGCTCCATTGGTGCGGAAACTCAGGCCGCAGCCCTTGAGGCTACGGTTGCCGACTCCGAGAAGTTCTATAACCGATATGGCATTAGGCCGGGTGGTCGGGCGTTGACAACCCCTGAGGAGAAGGCAGCCTTGCTTGAAGCCCGCACAACTCTTTGGAACGCCCTAAGCAAGGCTGGACAGGCGAAGGGACTTGAAGGCTCCAACCCCGCAAAATTCCAGCCCAAAAAATAAATGGCAGAAACCAATCCCCTTAAGGCTCAGGTCAGCGAGGGTTCGTACCCTCTTGAACCGTTCCTTTACACATTGCCTGATGGGCAGAGCGCGGGAACGATGTTTTCTGACCCTCAGTGGCAGCCGGGGACTGACGAGTACGAACTGCGGAAGAACCCCCAGTTCCGGTCTGTCAATCGAAGCCTGTTCCAGATGTTTGAGAAAGCGGATACTCCACTTCCGCAGACACCGTTGGGAGGGGATTTTTCTGTTACTGATGATATCTCCCGAGGGCCAATCGCCGACTTCTACAACAACATCAAGGCGAACCTCCCTGAGGGTAAGAGGTCAACCGAGGAGGCTGCTTGGTTTACGGTCAATACGCTGCGCCCGCAGGCCAACCACGATGCCAAGTATGTGTTCGGGAAGATCCGTCCTATCATCGAGGCCAAGATGGCCGAGGCCGAGGCTGCCGGAACAACCTTCTATCCAGCCGACCTTCAGACAAAGGAGATCCTTGAGATCGCCGCTGCCGCAGGCGTAGACCAATCCATCATCCGCAAGATGATGGGCGAGGAGGCTGAAAGTTTCGCCCGCAAGACCACCAAGACATACACGATGGGCCTACTTAAGCCTATGGTGGATAATCTTGATGTGAACAGCAAGTGGGGCGAGATGGTGTTCAATAACCCCGAGCAGTATCTGTTCGGAAAGACACCTGAGGCTCGCCGTGATGCTTTCAAGGCTATGGCTCGCTGGAAGGATAAGCACGGTGTTAGTTTTGGTGCTGGTGTTGTCGAGGGTTTGTCTACGGTTATCGCCGAGGGTGGTTATGCTGCTGGCGGCTTTTTAGAAGGCTCTATCGGCACTCTTGTAGCAATTGGCTCCGAGGGTGCAGTCCTGATGGAGAATGGCCGGACAGTGCTATCCGACCGATGGATGTCCAAGAGCCGTGAGGAGCGTGATGAAGCCAACAGCGTCTTGATGCGCGCACACGAACTTGCCAGTAAGTATGGCCCTGAACTCATCGAGGCTAATGACGATCAAGGTAAGTTTGCCGCCATTCTTCAGCGCCGCTTTGGTAAGTACGCAGACCCTGACGAACTCAGCGCATTTAAGCGTCTTGCCGAACTTAAGCAGCAAGGCGCTTTCCGTCCCCAAATGTCCTATGAGCGTTTGGCTAACTTTGGTGAGGGTGTTCTGAAAGCCATCCCGTCTTTGGTTGGGCTTGTTTCTGAGTCCACTGACCCCGGTTCCCTGTTCTTCCATACCGAGTATCAGATGAAGAATATGGGTAGTCTGTTCGGGGCTGGCGTTGATGCTTGGATTCGCAGTAGCGATATGTACAAGGATATGTCGCCTGCCCACCTTGACACCTATATCGACCAGTGGGAAGCGAACTATAATGAACAGCGTGGTACTGGCGAGTCGGTGACTGGCTGGATGTATCGTCAGGTAGGTGCTACTGACTTGGCGAAGTACGCCGAAAGAACAAATCAGGAGAAGCGGCTCATCGATGCTGCGGCTATGGCCGACCCTGTGCTGGTGTTTATGGGCGCTCTCAAGTTGGCTGGTGTAGGCGCTAAGGCTGCTCAGGCCGCCCAGACGATGACCGCCGTCCGTTCCGGCCTTGGCGAGGTTGCTGCCGAGGCTTCCCGCCTGCGGGCTACCGCCAATGTGACAAGCGATGTGTTCAGTAATGCTGTCGGAAAGATGCGTGCCGAACTGGAGACGCTCGTACCGGGGGCCAATTTTACAGATGACGATGTCATCGGCCTCGCCCTTGGCGACCGCAAGAGCCGTATCGGCCAGACACCCTCCGCTCAGGTGATCCGCAAAGAGATTGGCTCTACCATCTCCAAGAACAAGTCCCTGTCTACCCGTGTTTCCGAACTCCAGAAGCAGTTGGATGCCCTTCCTGATGATGCCGCTGGCATTGATAAACTGCGATCCCGCCCTAAGTTTGGCGCTGTAGGAACTGCTGCTGGTGCTACGACATCCGCAACAGGAAAAAGCATTAACTGGGTTGCTGAATTCCTTGATGAGCAGTCCGAGTCCAATCTAAAGGCTGGCGCTATTCGCCGTGCTACATCGAAGGTCTTTAAAGCATTGCTTCCTAACACTAGTGTCGCCGGGAAGACCATTGGTGGTCTCGCTGCTGGAGCGTATTTGGTTCAGGGCGATATTGTCGGTGCTGCTCTGACTGGTGCTGGGTATGTCACCTTCTCTCAGGTTCTTCGTCCTGATACGCTTCGTGCCATCGGCGCTAGTGTTCAGCAGATGGGTCGAATCCAGTCCGCTGTCGCCAAGAATATTTCCCTCGGCAAGCAGTACGGTGAATCCACCTTCCTGCGTACGGCCATCGATTTGGAGGAAGAGGCCCGTAAGATCGTAAGCGGCATTCCTATGACACCCGGTGTTCCTCTCACAAAGGAACAGGCTGCGGCTATGCTAAAGGCCACTAACCTTGCTGAAGATGCCACCTCTCTTCGCCGTATGCAGGGCTTGGGAGTCGAGCGTATTTTGCGCTCCGGCTCAAAGGTCGTCTGGGAGGATGGTGTTATCGCAGGCATCACTGGCGGTCTTTTGGCTGGTATGGCCGATGAGGATGCCGTTGGTGCTGGTGTCGGTATGGGTATCGGTTTTTCTGGTACGCTTCGCACTATTAACCGTCTGTACTCGATGACTCCAAAGGGTGCAGACCCTGTCCACGCCAAAATGGTTTTGGGCGATGTAGCCACAATCTTGTCTGATATGAAGGATTCGGCTCAGCGTGCTACAATCGTTGAGTACCTTGGCCGTGCCGGGGACGACTCGGCCGCTTACATTCAGCGCGCGAATATCGTGCGTGACCTACATATGGCTCACCGAGGAAATGTTCGGTTTGTTAAAGGCACTGAGTTTGAGGCTGCAACAATCCTTACACAGTCTACTTCGGCCGAAGCCAAAATGATTATGGAGGAGGCTTCTGGTCTCCATCCGGGCGACCCTGTCAAGGCCAAGGAATACGCACTTCAGCGCAAGGCTCAATTAGACAAGTCCCGTGCCGCTGCCGACCGAGCCACAGCCCTCGCTGGGGATTCCGAGACCAACAAGGTTAAGATGGATGGGTTCGCCCGTGAACTAAAGGCAATCGATAACGAGATTGCGACCGCCGAGGCGCTGGTCGAAGCCGAGAAGATTGAGTGGACTGACCCGAAGAAGGTCGATGCCAACCGTATCGCCTTGGACAAACTTCGTCAGCGTAGGTCTGAGATTGATACTTCGATGAAGGTTGCCATCGAGCAGCAGACAGTCATTGATGGCGATCTGGCTGCGGCTAGGGGTGAGTCTCAGGTGAAGTCTCCGATGCGGCCGTATGAGACCCGTGTTATGCCTGACGGCTCTACGGTTCGCAGCGCGGCTAACGGGTTCTACATTGTTGACGGCCCTCAGGGCAAGACAACCTATATCAATATCGACACCATCGATAACATCGGCGCTATCTCCGAAGGCTGGCACGCTCTGCTGTCCGATTCTGCTGTTGAGAAACTGATGCCGGAGATGGTAGATATGATGTGGGGTGGCGGCTATACCCCCGATGCTGTCAGTTGGAAGGTTACTGATGAGATCCTCAAGGCTTATGCTGCCGACCTTTCCCCTGAGCAGCGCGCCCGGTTTATGATGGATTACAAGAACGGTCTGAGCCGTTACCGTGATTCCGGGTTCAAGGATAAGGATGGTCTCGTTGACCCGACCCGTGAGGCTATGACTTGGATTTTGGCCTCGATGGACTTGAACACTCGCCGGACAGGCTATCGTCCGGGTCTTGCCACTCCCCGTGGCAGCGAGGCTTCTGCCATCAACTTTGATGTGCTTAAGAAGACGCTGCTTGGTGACCGCACTATCAGCGACAATGCCAGTAGTCTGCTCAAGAACCTGTTCGACCCCACCTACGGGGTGTTCTCGCGCAAGCACGCTCAAGGCATTACCGCCCAGTTGGAGGCTGCCGGGATGCGGTTCATCGAGTCCGGGGACGGCACTCTCCGTGGTTACTTCCTGAACGAAAAGAACGAGATTATTCGCTCCCCTGTTCTGGATGCGTTCTACGACAAGGTCATCGCTGCTACTGGCGGCAAGGGTTCCAATCGGGTTCGTCCTATCAACCTGTATGACCCGATGGTTCCTGTAGAGAACCGCATCGATTTCATCAAGCGCAACGGCCTTGATTGGGTTCTGACCGATGACGGAAAGAATATCCGCACCCCTGAGGAGGTCGGCCGTCTTGGTGACAAGTTCACCCGGGCGATGGAAGACGCGCTCAACTCCGTCCCTGAAGACCAGCGTGGGATGCAAGTGTACATCGACCCCAACGGTAATCCTATCCGCACGGGTATCCCGTCTGGTCAGGAGATCGCCGCCATCACGGCTGACACCAGCATCCCTGAGACCTACAAGCAGAACTTCCTGACAATCCTTCGTACGCTGGCTTCCGGGGAATCCAAGTCCGTGCTTGCTGCTGAGTATAGCAATGTGTTCTCGGTCAATACGGACTTCCTTACCGAGCATCGTCTTCGTGTCGGCAAGGATATCTCCGGCAAGGTCGAGAACCGTAGTATCGTTCCGTTGGCCTTCACGATGGGCGAAGCGCCTATCTACGATGCCAACGGCAAGAAGGTAAAAGTCAAAGGCCCAGACGGCAAGATGGTCGATGCAACCCAGCGTGTTGTCAGACTCCGTGCCTTCGATACAAAGGCTTTTACCGCCTCCACGAACAATGCCTTCACGCAGGGCTTGTTCACGCTGGATGATAATGGTGCTAAGGTTTACCTGAAAGATCCGGTTGGAAACCCGTATACTGGAAATTATATCCGTAGCCTATTCGGCAGCGATGCCGAGTTTATGAACAAGGCCACGCTGTGGATGCGCCACTACTATAAGCACGGCCCGCTTGATCCTACAGCCCCTGTCCCGCTTCACCCGAATGGCTCTCCCCGTGAGGTCAACCCTGTATCTGCGGAGGTTCTAGACCCTGTTAACCCAGCGCGTGGCGCTGCTATGCGTGATGCACTCCGTGCTATTATGGGACTTGAGTCCGGCAAGAAGCGACTTGGTTGGGTGGAGGATAACCGCCAGACCAACACGGCCACAGGTTTTGCAATTCGTGGTACTAACTTCCCCATCAGCGACTTCCGTCTAGATCAGTTCGGGCCGCTGAAGGAAAATGGTCAGTCTATGTACATCGACCAGATTGGAGTTTCGTCTGGTCAGTTTGCTATGTCCGTCAAGGGGTGGGGGTCTCAGAAGATCCCGACCATCAACGGTGCGTCTACGATGACCATCAAGACTGTTGCGGAGGCTGGCGAAAGTCGATTCCTTAACGGCCCGGAACTCTCCGTGTCCGAGGTTAGGGTTCATCCTAGCCTTCCCGAGGTCAAGTTGTTCATCGGTTACGAGAAGGGTGTTGACGGCAAGCAGACGAAGAACCTCGCCTATACTGTTGGTGATGGTCGTATTGTCATTCTAAACTCGGCTGATGAGCGCCGTGCCGTTGCGGCTATTCGTGATAAGGTCGCTGCCCGTGAGGATGCTGCTTGGGTTGATGATGCATTGCGTGATTGGCGTGACAACAATAACGAGGCTTTGGCTGCCACGCAGGCCGAGAAGCCTAAGGCTGGCGCTGCTTCCCGCATCTACGATCCTGTCCGTTCCCAGAACGAATTTATGGGTGCTGTCGATGGGGTGTTTGCTGTTGCCAAGGGTGGCAAGATGCCTCCGTCTATGCGGGAGTTCCTGAATGAGTTGAACTTCAGCGCCGAGTTCTCCGGGGGTAGTAAGGACGCTCAGGCCATCCTTGAGTCTGCCATCGAGGTTTCAAAGAACCGTCATTCTTGGAAGTCTTCCGGGGACAAGTACCGGGCGATCACCAAGCACCTTGAGGAAGCGCGTGACCTTGTTCGTGACCAGTCGTGGGCGCAGAAGGAAGCCTATGTCGTCCCCACCCTTGATAATAGCCTTAGGTCTATCAATGATACATTCAGGCTTGGTCGTGACAACGCAGACCAGCGTGTCGCTGGACGAATCTTTGAGTTCAACAAGCAATTCGCCCCCGACCAGTTCGCTAACAACAAGGAGTACCTTGAGGCGTTCATCGCCAAGTTGGACGAGCAGTTGTTTGATGCTGCCAGCCTTGAGGGTGATGAATTCACCAAGGCGAGCAAGCCCTTGGAGGAAATGAAGGATACAGCCGAGCGGGCTTTAAAGCGTCTTGAGAAGAATGCTCCTGAACTCTGGGAGGCCAAGCCTGCGGCTGCGGCTGAAGCGCCCGTGGCTGGTGCTGCTGAAGTGAAGCCTGTGAATCAACAGCAATTGGAACTTGGGTTTGAGCCAGAGCCTACTACTCGCCCTCTGCCGGATGTCCCCGAGATGACCCCCGATGAGATTGCCCGGACACGGGAGTTGCGGGTTGATGCCACGGGCAAGATCACCCGTGTTCCGATGAAGGTTGTCGAGGAGCAGACCCGCCTGCGCCAGCGTTTCGAGGCTTTGCTCAAGCAGCGTCAGCAGCAAGTTAAGGATACAGCCACCGCCCTTGACCGACAGCAGCGTATCTTCATCGCCGAGCAGAATCGCCGTTACGCCGACATTGTCGCCAGCGAAGAACGCTTTGCTGCCGAGTCACGCCGCCGCGCTCAGCAGGAAGCCCAGCGTGATGCACGGGCTGCCGCTCAGGCTCAGCGTCTGGCCGACCAAGCGCAGGCTCGGGCTGATGCCGCCCGTATCGCTTTCGAGAAGGGTGTCGAGACTCAGCGTGCTAAGGCGACGGTTAAGCGCGACCAGACTGCTAAACTGCTCGACCTAGCCCTGTCTGGTAACCAGCCGCTCATCGCCCCCGGCCTGCTGCTGGTTGACATTGACCGCCTGCCTATCGCCATCGAGCGCAAGCCTGTGATCACGGATACTGTCAACACGCCTTCCGTGACGACCCGAAGCAACATCGTCTACCTTAAGAACTGGTCTGGCTTTGAGGCTCAGACGCAGGCGTTCCAGCAGGCGTTCTTCAACTACCTGCACGGCGCTGAAATCGGCAAGGGCAAGGCCATCGCCACGCAGGCGTTCCAAGGCCCGATGCAAGCCCAGCAGGGTATCAACCTCATCAACAGCCGTATGTGGGTGGCCGAGAATTCCGGGGCTAGGTTGCTCCGTGAGTACAAGAACGCCGACAAGGCGGCTGGCCGTGACATCGTGACCTACAAGGTGTACGGGGCTAACGGCGCGATGATCAAGACTACCAACGATGCTCAGGATGCGGTCGAGGCCATCGAAAACCTTGAACGCCGCTTCCAGTCTACGCTTGGAGTCGGTGTCCGTAAGAATCTGGACGCTATCGGTATCGGCGAGGCTGCCACCAGCATTGTCGAAGGTCTGGGTTCTGAGCCTGCCACGGCTCGCCGCCGTCCGAGCAATGTCAGCCTACAGGAGCAGCAGACTATGCGTATCCCCGGCGTTGAGCGGTATCTGCCGATGAGTCCCAAGACCGACCGATGAGGATTGCGTTCCTGCTCATTGCCTTGGCCGCCACGGGCTGCTCTACCCTCGATGGGTGGTTCGGGTCGGACGAGAGCAGCAAGCAGCCCCCTGTGGCCGTCCCGACCCCTGAGAGCCTAGGGGCGCTAGGTAGCAATATTGACAAGGGGGACTCCAAGGTCGCCTCGGCCGTTACGGTAATGATTGAAAACCGCACTAAACCAGTCGTGGTCGAGAATGAAGGAAAGGTGGCGCTTGCTCACCTTCCCCGGCCAGAAGATGAAGACCTCAAGGCGGCCCGAGTCAGGGCTGCTGCCGGAGACCTCAAGGCATACGAGACCGAGATCGCCAAGGCTAAGGCTTGGCTGAAGTCCGTAGAGGACGAATGGAATGCGGCAATCAAGCAGTCCAAGAAGAATGCCGATGAACTGGTAGATGCCCGCTCCAAGATTCAGACACTGGAGCAGGAGGTCAAGGATGCCAGTCGCAACCTCTGGACGATGGCAGCCATTGGCCTGTTCTTTATTGGGGTGCTTGCTGGGGCTATCCCGCTGATTGGCTGGCGGGTGGGCGGGTCTATCATCGCCTGCGCCCCGTTGGCTGCGGCTATCCCGGTGATCATCAATTCCGAGTACTTCGCTTGGATCATCGGGGTCACCCTAGGAATCGCAGCCGCCCTCTTGCTTTGGAGATTTTTCGATTACATCAAAGATAAAAATAATGAGCAGCCCTAACGACCCAACCGACTACGGCCAACTTGCCAAGGACGGTGTCATCTCCAGCGCCCTAGGATCGTCTGCGGCCGTAGCCCGCGCCCTGCTATCGCCAAACCCGGTCGGCTTTATCTGGATGATCAGAAGCACAGCCTCGGCTGCCGTGGTCGCTGTGCTGGTCGGTCTGGCCGTGACGGACTATGTGTCGTCCTACCCCTTGCGGCTGGCCGTAGCCGGGCTTGCCGGGTTCGCCGCACCCGAGGTTACGAACTTTGCCCTCTCCTACCTGAACAAGCGATTCCAACAGAAACTCGCCGAGGTTAAGCCCAATGCAAAGTCCAAGCCCAAGTCCAAGAAGCGCCGCTGAGAATAACCTTCTCCTGTCGGTCTGGTTCATCCTAGGCATCTCGGGAGGGTGCGCCATCTACACGGCTTACATCATCGATGTCACCTTGCAGACCCTGTCCTCATCCAAGGCGATGGCGCTGATCATCGTGGATGCCGGGACGAACTTCGTATCCGATGACGGCAAGACCGGGGAGCGCCTGTCCTCTGCCACCAAGGCGCTAATGGTGACCAGCGATGTGGCCTATGCTCTGGCTGTCGGTTGCGTCCTTATAGCCGGGGCTTTGTTCTGGAAGACGGTTAGGGATAGGCTGTGAACCAATAAGCCCTTTGACAAGCCGACCGGGGCTTAGAGGATTACCTCAGTCTCTAGCGTAGGTCGGTTGCCGTTGTGCGCGGCTCATAGGATACCTAGAGATTATGGCCCCCGTACCCGACCTATCGGGAGGCCAGCATTTTGATGATCTTGCTGCTCAACTTGAAGAAGGGCATCTTGTAGATGCGTCCGTCCTTGACCCGCTTGATGTCGATGCGGTGTACATCCTTTCTGCTGACCAACTCACGGATGATCCGGGCGAACTGGTTTTCGGACATCTCAAGCATATCCTTCAACTGGGGCTTGCTCATATACCCCTTCGGCAGTTCCTGCTCCTTGCTGTTCCGATACAGATAAGTCCTGAGGATGTCAGCGGGCTTCTCTTTTCTTTTCATCTTTGTAGTTATTGACGAATTCACGGCACTGCTTATTGCTGCCATAGGAAGGGGTGAGCCAAGCCTGCCACATATCGTCAGACTTGATGGTGAAGCGGAGACAGCGATCCCGGTTGACGCAAGGCTCTCCCTCGATGATTCCGGAGCATTTGGCGATGTCGTTGTTCATTTGATTGCCTTCAATAGTTCGATGATGTCGTTGAGTCGATCCACGATTAGGTAAAGAAAAGCAATCGTGACTCCCCAGAAAAATGGGTTCGTGTTGCTCATAGGTTGACCTTACTCCAGTGGCGCTTCTTGGCGGTCTTGCCGAAGTTGGGCGGGCCGATAGACACATCGCGCCAGCCGTAGTAAGCCTTGATGAGTTCGTCATCCTTGACCCCGGTGAGCAGCAGGCGCAACACCTGACGCCCGAGGGCATTGCCTGCCTTCTTCATATCGGCCAGTTGCTTCTTGTAGTCATCCTTTTCGATCGGGTTGCTCATCGCTTCTTCTTTTTCTCCTTAACATAGATATCCCCGTTGGGGAAGTACCAGCCATCGCCGAAGCGGTGAGCCTGCTTGCCGATGTACTCGTTTCCATCCACTACAAAATACATAAAGCCGTTCTGCCAACGCAGTGACCCGGTGAACCTGTATGCGTATTCGGCATCCTCCTGACGGCCAGCCCAGCCGCACAGCCAAGCAGCGCCACCAGCGTGGCTCTCGATGTTCAACTGCTCAAGGCGATGCAGGTGACCCATACAGAAGCCGCCGCCCGGGGTGCTGAAGATGCGGGCATCCTTAAGCAGCGCGTTCATTCCGTGGGAGAATCCGTGGATGAAAGTGATCGGCCCGATTTTGATGAACCCGGTCTTCACATTATAAAAGCGGATGACCTTGCAGCCGACCTCACGCAGCGTCCGCATAATCTTGTTTTTGATTTCAATCATATCCTCCTTGTCCTTAATGGAGTCGGTGTTGCGGATGATTTGCATAATTCTGTCGCAATGGTTTCCCCAGAGGTAATGGGTGGGTCTATAGCGCCGGATCCAAGCCAGCCCCGCTTCTAGGTCTTCCTCGAAACCTTCACGGGCTTCCTTAGACCCCTTGTCCACGCCGCGCCTAGCCCAGCGGAAGTCCCAGTTGTCGCCTAGGTGTACCCGGTACTTTGGCTTCACCCGCCCCACGAACTCCATAATCGCATCTAGCGTATCCTCACAGGCTAGGTCGCCGTGGTTATCGCCCATAGCGATGATGTCGTATTTTTCACTCATTGGTTCGGATAGTAAAGGTGTCGTTGCGAACCAGACGGAACTGGTCTGTGGTCATATGTCGAATGATGCCGTCCTTATCGAGTACTACGGCGAAGACATCATTGCAGAAAGTACCTCCGTCACGGACATACATCAGCATCCCGTAGCCTAGGTCGGTCTCTACCGGGATGGGGTTGTGGAATTCGTGGATCACGGCTGGCCTTCCTTCTTGGCGGCGTTCCATTCGTCAACGCCGATTTGCCAACCAATATGTGAAAGGTTGTTAGCCATCTTATCCCCGGCCTTGATGACTCGCTCGTATTGCTCCGAAGGAACTGCCGTCACGAAGGACGATGCACGAAGATGCTCAAGGTCTTCCAAGCAGCGGAGCCATCGCCCGTGGTTGCAGTCAGACTCGATGCGCCAGTAATCAACCTGTTGCTTCAGTCGCTCGACCTCGGCCTTGAGGCGGGCGTTCTCGGCACACAACTCGCCGTGTCTGTCTCGTAGACGATCAATGTCTGCATTGAGTTCGCCAATCCGTTTCATCATCGAAGCCTCCAAGGGAAGGTTGCTCACGACATACCTCCAGTCGCACGAAGTGGGGTCGGCAGATCGTACCGCTGGCAGTAGTAGTACAGGCCACGGCGGCACACCCGGGCGAGCCTGCAAGCCTCGCTCACGCTGTACTTGAACGACAGGTAGTAGGCCACGCGCTGACGCAAGCCACGGGGGATGTGCGTGCGGTAAGCACCGCTGTTCACAATCTCCTTGGCCTTGATGTCCAGTTCGGCGGGCTGATGGACAACGGCGATGTTGTTCTCCTTGGCGTACTTGATGATAGACTTGGTCTTCACGCCCCACGACTGGGCGGCAGCAGGGATGCTGCACCCGGTCTTCACGATCATCTCGCAGGCGCGCATCACATTGCCCTGCTTCTTGCCGACAACGGGAGCGGGGTTCTTAGCCTCCTGCTCCTTGTTCATTTGAGCCATCAATTCCCGCACCCGGTGCGGAGCCATAATCTTATTGACGCTCATTCTCGTACTTGGCTAGGCGAGCCTTGAGGTCATCGTTCTCCGTCTGGAGGCAGCCGACAAGATCGATGGCCTCGTTGAGTTTGTACTCAAGGGTATCGATCCGATTAGCAACCTCCGACAGGAACTGTTCAAGCGTTTTGGCGTTGGTCATTCTTGTGACGGTTAAGGGCGTAGTTGAGGATATTCATAACCTCCTCATCGGAGATGGTCACCGTGGCGTTCACGATGCACACCTCCGAGGAGTGGTTACTTCCGTTCATCTCATCGAGGGGAAGGATCTCCTCGACTTCGTCTTCATTGTGCGTGGGGTTCATAGGTCAGAAGGGGACTTCGTCGATGGTGTCTTCCGGGGCGGCGGTCGGCTCGGAGGGAGACCCGCTGGCGGCGGCGTACAGTTCCTCGGCGCGCTTCTTAAGGGCGATGTCCTTGGGGCTGATGCTGCCCTTGTACTCCTTGGGGGTGTAGACCTTAGCCCAGTAGTATAGGTCACCGCACTTCACGCCCTTGTTGCCCTTGATGGGGAGGCTGGAGAGTGGCTGACCCTTGCAGTCGCCGAAGGGGATGATCGGGTCGTTGGTGAAGGTGACCGCAACCGGGGCAGCCGGACGAGCGACAGGAGCGGCGGCCTTGGACGGGGCGACATCGTCTACGAAGTCATCGATGGCCTGACTAATGGACTGCGGGGCGGCGTTGCCACCACCAGCCCAACCCGGGAGTTGCGGAGGATTCCAGCGGAAGCGCGTACCATTCTTGGTCTTGCCGTCATACTTACCCTTGGGGTCGATGACAGCCCACGCCTCGGGGAGGTCGTAGAGATATCGGCCAATCCCTAGGTTCACCACGGCCCTCTTCATCGCGCCGGAAGCGGCCGACTTGAACGGATCAATGTCGCCGTTGGCTTCTACGGAGCAGGAACCGCAGACAGTGCGATAGGGGAACAGGTCGTTAGTGCGACCCTCGATGGTGATGGTCACGGTGCAGACGGCTTGGTTGCCGATCTGCTTGAACTCCTCGCTGTGCGACCAGAGCATACCGTAGACCGCATCGAGGCGCTCCATAGCGGCGCGGTTATCGATATAGGCTAGGCACTTCGCCCAGATGCTGCCGTCCGCTTTGTCGCCGGAGGACTGGAGTCGCCATTCAATGCGGTCAGCAGAGAAGGGGGCGCGGAGTTGATTGATGATTTCTTCGTTACTCATTGTTTTGGGTGGGTTGAGAGTTGTTGTTTTGATAGGACTGCCAGATGTCGAAGGTGGCTTCGTGGTTGCGCCACGCCGAGTTGAACGCATCAAGTACATCAGGGTGGAGATCCCGGCCGTGCGTCTCATTGAAGCGGCGCAGAGAGTGGAACACCTTGGCTAGTTTGTCAGCAAGATAGATGACTTGCTCGTTAGAAATATTCAGTTCGTTATCGAGCCGGGCCGCCTCCTCCTCGGCGATCTTGAGGATGGACTTGATGTTGCTCATCGGGAGAGGATGGTCTGCGCTCGGACGAGGATGGCGCGGCGCATACCCCAAGTCTGGTTGATGTCGAAATCGTGCTGGGCAGCACCGAAGTATCCCATATTGTAGGCCATATACAACTTAAACGGGGTCGGCTTAATCTTGTTCTTCAACATACGCTCTTCGTGCATCTGGAGAATCAAAGTGGCGGCGCGGTGCGAGATCTCGTAGTCGTGCGCCCAGTCCTTCCACGCTTCCGGCAGGATGCTGTCGTGCGGCCCGGCGATGAGGCGGCTATAAGCGGCGGCATCAGACCAGCAGCGGCGGCTAATCTGGAAAGCCCCGAGGCTATCGCCGTCATCACCGACCGCCTTGGTGTTGAGATTGGACTCAATGATGCCGACCTTGTGGACGAGATCTTCGGTGACGATGGACTTGGCCTGACAGGTGGAAAACGCCAAGAGGAGTGATAGGATACGCTTCATAGGTGAGGATGTTTTGTGTACGGGGTGGGGATGTGTCAACGATTAGTTTGATGTTTGATGAAATAATCCAGCAGCCTGTTCCGGGCGATCTCGATGTGCTTGCAGCGCCGGGCAGGGCCAGTGTTCTTGGAGAGCCGGAATACCCAGTGGCTGCAAGTACAGGTGTCCTCGGCTAGGTTGACCGAGTACCCGTCCTTCTCCGACTCGATCTTCCAGCGCATAGGGAATGTGGTGTTGTCCAGACCCCTAACCTTGTACTGCGGTGCTGAACTCACGGATGCGCCGGATGAAGGCTTGGCCTGTCTCTTGGTTGCCGAAGCGTTCAAGGAGGGATTGTCCATTGTAGTTGGTCGTGATGATGGTGGTCTTAAGATTCTGGGTTCGCTCATCGATGATCCCAAAGAGGTCGGATTCCATACGGGCGGTCAGGCGTTCCTTGCCTAGGTCGTCAAACGCCAGCAGCGGCACATTGCAGAAGTAGTCCAGCACCTGTCCGTGCTTATGGTCATCGAACCCCTTCTCAATGGCCGCTTCCAGTTTCCGCATCGGCAGCCAGACGGCCTTGTCTGGGAAGTTCTCCAGCCAGATCCGATTGAAGACGAGCCAAGCGGTGCGGCTCTTGCCAGCGCCTGTCGTCCCGTGCAGGACGAGGAAGGGCTTGTCGGAGGGCATCCAGTTGACGGCAGACTTCAGGCTACCACCGAGCCTATTGATGTCGGTGTCGATGAAGGCCGCCGGGTACTCGGGGTGACGCTCAGCCCATTGCAGGCCAGTCTTGTCCATCATCTTCCCGAAGTCAAATGGGGCTTCCCAGTACGAGGTCTTGCCGGAGTCGGCGCAGATCTTGCAGGTGTGCAGTCCCTTGAACGAATGTTTGATGGGATTGTAGACTGGGGTGACAGCGCCACCGCAGCCTTGGCACTTTTGCTTGCTCATCGCTTGATGTCCCGCTCGTAGGTCTGCCAGCCGTCAGCCGTGTAGGCGCGGATGATGCAGTGGATGCTGCTGTCGTCCCACTTGACGAACAGTTCGTGGGTCTTGCCTTCGTGGCGTACCCAGCCCTCACCGGGCATCACGAAGTCTTCGATGGCGTTGATCATCTTGTTGTCAGCCCAAGCGTCAAAGCCGAGGCGGTTGATTTCTTCTTCAGAAGCCATTGGCGTGGTCTTTCGGAGTTAGGATTTTCTTAAAAGGTTTACTATTATTCTGCTTCTCGGGGAACAGTCCCTGCCAGTCGTTGGCGATCGAGCGGTTGATGCAGGCCACGGCATCGTCCTCGGTCAGCCCGGTGAGGAGGATGAGTTGCTTTTCCTGCGCGAACCGAGAGAGACGCTTCTTGGTCTTGGTTCGGTAGTTCACCCATTCAGTCCAAGACCTCTTGAAGTTCTCACCGTGAGGAAGAACAAGGGGTAGGGGTTCTGTATCTTTCTCATTTCTATTCTCATTATTACTCTTGGACGACAGATTGGCGTGAGGGTCACGACAAGTTGGCGTGAGGGTCACGACAGATTGGCGTGAGGGGGTAGCGACAGCCTGCACCCCCACGGTCTGCACCCGGCGCTGGTTGCCAGCGGCCTCGTTGATCACCTTGATGACCAGACCGACCTCCTCCAGCCGAGCCAGATACCGCTGGATTGCCCTCTCGCTGACGCTCAGACGGGTCGCAAGCCAGTCGTTGGATGCCCAACACCCCTTGCCGTCATCCAAGACCTCCAGCAGCCCGTAGAGGCATTTCTCCTCTAGGCTAATGTCACGGCGTGAGAGTACCGCCCCCGGAATCCAGAGGCCGAAACCTTCCTTGGGTTCGCTCACGACAGGTTATCCCCGAGGGTTAGGGTGAGCGGCTTGCCAAAGTTGAAGCCGGGGAACACGCCCGACTCCTTGCACTCGTTGTAGATCCGATAATACTCGTCAAGACGATGCTCGGCGTGCGCCAACCAGCCCTCATCGAGGATGACCTTGCAGCAGTCGTGCGCCTTAGTCTCGCTCTCCACGAAGTACAGAGCCATCTCGTCCGGGCCTCGATTGCCGATAATCTGGAGGCAGCGGCGGTAGTGAACCAACTGGATGTCGTATCCCCGGTCACGGATATCCCAGAACAGGGTCTTCTTGGTGAGCGGCTTGCCATACGACTTCACATCCCCGAGGATCAGGCCGTGGCTGTTGTCGGCCAAGATGTCCACCCGGGCTTTCATCGGGAAGCCGTACTTGGGGTGCTTGCAGAAGAGGGAGACCTCGGTGTCGATGCCGTCCAGCGACATCAGTTCGTTGAAGTGCGGGTAAGCCTTCAGCGAAGCAGCAGCAGCCTTGCCGTTCTCCATCGCCGAGGGCGAGAGCAGGATACCCTCGGGATGCTCGGCGCGCCAAGCCTCACGGGCTTTCTTGCTGCCCTCGCCAGTAGTCGGCAGGCAGGCGAAGTTCTCAAGGCTGGCCGGGTCGATCGTCAGCGCGTGGATGTACTCGCCGAGGTCGGTGGCAGCGGAGGATTCAAACTCGTCATTCTCCGCATAGAGCGGGGAGATGGCGAACTTCTTCAGATACGAGGCGTTAGCCCCGGGACGGGAGCGGTACTCCTTTGCAGGAAGACCGCTGATGATGGCGTTGTTATTGCTCATTAGGTGCGTTGTGCGGGTTGGTTATCGATGCTCTTCTTGACGATGTCAATAGTAACCTTCTCAGTATCTGCATAATATTTGCAGAGGTTCAACTGGCAGATCATCCCGTCATCCTTCAGTACCCCGGCATCCACCAGACAGTCCAGCACACCCTTGGCTAGGTTGTCGAGGTCGGGACGGGTAGCCTTGTCCACAACGGTGTAGCCACCCCGCACGGCCTCACGCTTGGACTCCTTGGTGTGGGGGTAGTAAAACTTAACATAGACATAGCAGGCTTCGGATACCATCTGGTAGCCGCGCCGACCAGCCTCGGCTTTGAGCAGCAGGGTTGCGGCCTTGCACCACTTGACAGCGTTAGACCTAGCCATCTTGCCGATAAACTGGCGGCCGTCACGGGTCTTAAGGATACGCAGGGCTGCTTGGTGCGTAGGGGGTGGAGGCAGCGATAGGATGAATTCCATAGCGCCCTTTATCCCGCTTGCTATTGCGAGTCAACCAGTTATATGTCGGGTATGGATTCAGAGCCTAAGTACGAGCGCCTTGACAGCACCCCCGAGAAGGCCGGGGCTAAACTCCCTCCTGCTACCAAGAAGCGGATCGAAAGCCTGCTCAAGCAAGGCACACCCCCGGTCGAGACCGCCAAACTTGTGGCCGCCGACCCTACGATGGTGCGCGAGATCCGAAACAATATGGCTGACGCTGGGCAACTGGATATGCTGGCCTTCAAGCGCCGCACCGCAGCCCGCCTCGCTTCCTTCATTGACAAGTCTTTGCAGCGGCTGGACAATGAGGTGGATGATATTCCGATTGGTCAATTGATGCTGCCCACGGCCATCGCCATCGATAAGATGGAAAAACTAATCGACCCCACCCCGACTGTGCAGGTCAAGGCTGAACTCAAGATTTCGGCCGATGACATCAACAAACTTCTCGGATTCGGCGGCCCTATTATTGATGTTAATCCTCCCGGCGAAGAAAATACAAAAGGCTGAAATTAGTGGTTGACTCTATGGGTCGGGGTACGGATTCTATCCGTCCTTCCTATGAGCCACACTATTGAATTCACATCTGCAAAAATCTACGGCCTCGTCATCAGCCGCACCGGGATTTCCACTGACATCAAGATGACCTCCCTCCTGTTCTTCCAGAGCAGGCAGGAAGCCGAGGCGGCCGCCATCAAGAATGGCAGCCGGGATGTCCACTCCGACCTTAAAGCCGAGTGCGCCATCATCGAGTGCGACCTCCACGCAGCCTTCGCAGACGGCGCTTTCATCGTCCCGAATGACTACTGCGTCAACAACTTCCATCCCACCAAATGACCACTACCAAAGCCACCAAGCCCAAGACTGTCGATGAGGCAGTCTCCTATTTCAAACTGCTACCCCGGGCGGCCGAGCGATTCAACGATGCTGTCGGAGACGACACCATCCCCGAACTTTCTTGGAACACGCTGCGCTGCCTCGCCTTCGCCTGCCGTGACCCCAAGACCACGGCCAAGGAAATCACCCTGTCCCAGAAGGTGATTATGTATCGGAGGTATGACAAGTTGTGGTCTTCCATCGCCGAGGCCGTGCGCCTCTACGGCAGCAAGATCAACGAGGCCAAGGTACAGCCTGATCTCGGCGAGGATGTCATCGAGTTCCGCACCCGCTTCCTCAAAGCCATACTAGGCATTGAAGGTAATTGATCTATTCTGCGGCCTAGGCGGCTGGAGTGCTGCGTTCAAAGAACGCGGACACGATGTGTTTACCTTGGACAAGTCCAAGCGTTTCACTCCAACGCTGTGCAAGGATATCCTAGATGTTAAGGCATCGGATCTCCCGCAGCGCCCGGACATCATACTCGCGTCCCCGCCGTGCGAGGGCTTCAGCCGTCTGAGGTATGCATTCAACTGGAAGACGGATGAGGTAGGGCAACTGAAAGCGATCAGCGTCAAGGCCAACCTAGGTATCAAGATCCTTCAGAAGACAGTCGCGCTCATCAACGAACTCCAGCCGAGGTACTTCATCATCGAGAACCCGGTCGGCAAGATGCGCCGGATGCCCGAGGTATGCGGCCTTGAACGCAGGACTGTAACCTACTGCCAGTACGGCGAGGCCGCCCAGAAGCCGACCGACCTGTGGGGTGGATTCCCCCCGGAGTTGGTACTGCATATGCCCTGCAAGGCCGGAGCATCCTGCCACACCTCTGCCGCCGGATCGGCTAAGGGCGCGATCGTCACGGCCTCGGACGCGGCGCACCGGGCAGTCGTGCCTTACTCACTCTCCCTTGCGGTATGCCTCGCGCTGGAGGCCGAGGACAAATATTCCCTATGAACATCAAACTTGAACCCCACGCCCAATTCAAGCGGGCGATCCAATCCGTCCGGCCGGACGGCCGTCTGGTATACAACTACTGGCGGCTCATCGAGATTTGCCAAGATCTGTACGAGATGACCGAGGAAGACGCAGTTGAGTGGGTCGATTATAATATCTGCGGCCTCGCGGTGAATGGCTTTGAGATCCGCTATGCCCGGCTTGCGCCCGGCGCAGGCCACGCCGAGACCACGGCCACCGGACGCGCCCGGAAGCGCCGCCGAGGCAAAGTGAAAAAAGTTAAATGATGGGTTGACTTGGCTGTGCGCCCGGCCGAGAAAGATCGGGCTTATGCACAACCAAGATCAAAACGATATCACGCTTCCGGCCTTCTCCGCTAAGGCTCTGGAGGCTCTTTCCTATGTCATTGTTACCGCCACGGAGGGCGGTCACTACACCCGGGAGGACTTCAGCGAGTGGAAGAATTACAAGCACGGCGATACGCTGCTGGCCTCGATGGTCAACGGATCGCTCGTCTCCGAGAAGTACTTCCGCGCCGAGGTGACTGTCTCGCCCAGCCCGGACGCACACACGGAGAATGCCCAATTGCCGGACATCCGGCTCACCCCGGAGGAACTCGGCCGCCGCCTGTACCTCCGCTTGCTTGATCCCAAGATCGCCGGACACCATCGCGCTTTCATCGCCCGCCTCATCGCCGGGGACGAGGATGTCGCAGGCGATATGGATGTGGTCGATTCCGGCGCGATCCTCCAGATCGCTGTCTACGGCGAAGTCGTCTTTGGCTAATTTCCAACCCAGCACACATATGCCCAAATCCAAGAAAACCGCCCCCGACTTCCTTCACGAAGCCGCAGGCCATTACCTGTCTATGCTTCCCGATGGATGGTCTGGCGAGAAGATCGTCACCTATCTTGAAGAGAATGCCGATGACTATTCGGAAGAAATCGAGGCGTGGTATCCCTTTGAGGGATTCTGCGGCGAGGAACTCGCAAGCCACATCCGTGATCTCGCTCAATCGTTTAAGGACTTCTACAACCGCAAATCCTAATTTCCAACCCACCAAAAATATGATCCGCACATACTTCATCTCCCACACGATCTCCATCACGCAGGAGATCCCCGCACGCTCCAAGAAGGGGGCGCTCAAGATCTACAATGCCTTCATCAAGGAGCAGCCCGGCGTTTGGCAGGAAGTCGTCAGCGCTGGCTGCACCTCCACCTCCAGCACCCGCTGGGAGATCGAGGCGCACACCTCCGATGAATTCGACTTCTACGAGCCTGCCATTGACCCGAAGATGACCGCAGACGATATCCTCAATTGGCACGGGTCTGACCACGGCATCGAGGAATTGGCCGAGATCCTCGCCGACATCGCCAACGGAAAGTATAAACTCAAGGACTTCCGCGCCGAGGTCAACGACTACAACGCAGGCTAATTTCCCCCGCACAATGGACACCAACACCAACGAGCAGGCCGCTCCCTCGGCCACCCCCGACAAGATCAACCTCGCCGAACTCGCCCGCAAGGCCGCTGCTCGGAAGCGCAACACCAAGGGCGCTTTCGGCAAGCCCAAGGGTCGCCCGGCCAAGAAGGGGGGTAGCCTGTAATACCCACTCAAACCTCCAACCCAGAAAACCTATGATCACCGAAGAATTCATCCAGCGCCTGCTGGCCGACATCAAGGCCGAGGAAAGCCAATCCAAGCGCCCCGACACTATGTACCGCGAGATGATGGTCGCGGCCGAGGCCGAGCGCCTGCTGAACTATTACGCCCAACTCAAGGAGGCTCGCTACCAGATAAAGCCCTCCGAATACAAGCGCCGCACCGAAATGCACGAACACTCCCAGAAGAGCAAGAATGAGATCAAGGTACTCGCGTCTACCCTAGACGAAGAGACCCAGAAGAAGATCGATTGGGCGCTGGTCGGGATGGAATATGTCAGCGGCGGCCACACCGAGGAGCGCACGATCCAAGATATGCTTTGGAACATCCGGCGCTCGATCTCGTTCAAGATCACCCGCCTCGCCAAGGACTGGTCTGGCGTGATCGCCAACACCCTGTGCAAGGACGACCACTACGGAGTCTACCGCAATCCCGAGCAGAATAAGGAGGCCAACAAATGAGCATCCAAGCCCTCATCAATCTGCTGCGAAACGCCGAGGTAGACGCTCGCAAGGCGCACCACCTCGCCAACTATATCAACCAGTTCGGGGCGAATATGGAAAACACCGAGGCGCTGGAGACCTATGCGCGTAACGCGCTGGTAGGCATCAACCAAGCCGAGCGGATGGCCGAGCAGATCAAGGCCGAGGCCGAGAAGGAGGAATCCAAATGAGCAAGCGCACAGAGACTATGTACTGCGATAACTGCGCCGAGCCGGGTGCGGACATTCGCGTGGCCTCGCTCCCGGTAGACATCGCGTCTGCCAACAAGGGCGAGAGCGCCACCCTGTGCAAGACCTGCGCGGCCGAGAAGATTCCAGAGAAGATCCGCGCTCAAGAGGGCGGCCAAGTATGCGCCCCGATCTCCGGCAACTTCCGCGCCTTCAAGGCCGCAATGATCGCCGCCGACAGGCAGGTAGGTAGGCCGTGCCTGCCCGGGTGCTGCTACAGCGCCGTCACCCTCGGTATGTTCGTGGTAGCCCACGCTAAAAGCCTCAAGACCAACACCCGGGAGGTAGCCCGGTTGGTATACGAGGGATGCCTAGGCGCGGTCGGGGTAGATCCCGGCCTGCGGGCATCGATGCCGGACAGCGCCCGGCGCTGCGAGGCGATCGATCTCGGCGAGGATCTGGTGATCGGCATCGTCACGGCCTCCGACCAAGATCGGCCGATCAAGGCCGCCGATCTCTGGAACGAGATGATCGAGGCCGCGCTGGCCTGCGGCCGGGAGGAGGGCTGGGACGCGATCCTGCGCGACCCACGCAAATGAGATATGCCCTGCTCGCGCTCATCCTCGTCTTGGCGCTCGCGCTGAACCCCCGAGAGGAATGACCACCAGCCCCCGCACCCCGGGGGCTTTTCTTTTGGGTTGACTGTGCCGGCCGCCTGTAGACCTTGGATATCCTTATGCACCTCCCGATCCCTGCCTCCGAGCAAATCCGCGCCGCCCATCACGCGGTCTGGACTGACATCCTAAACGCCCAGCGCCGTTGCGCGCCGCAGGCCGAACTGAACGCGCTCGAAGATCGCAAGCAGGCGCTCCACGCCGTTGACGATCAGATCAAGGCCGCGATCGGCCACTTCAACGCCGCCCGCGCGCTGCGCGAAATGTCGGACGCGCCGAATCCCGATGCCGTTGCCCACCGCGAAAAGTATATGGCCGAGGCCGGACGCAGCGATGCGCTGGCCTACGCAGTCCTCCGCGATGTTTACGCGGTGCTTAACCTTCCCACCCAGTAACCCACCAAAAACCGAAAACCGAAAACGCATATGAAACAAATCCTGCCCGAAAAGATGCTCCCCGCGCTCGACTCGCTCCAGTCCGTCTGGTTCAAGATGGCCGATGAAGAGCAGCGCGTGGAATCCGTAATCCGCGACACCCCCGACCCCTCCTTCAGCGGCGGCGAAACCGACCCCGCCCGCGAGGAGATGATCCGCGTCCACGGCATCGTCCGCGCTCATCGCCGCTTCACCCGCCAATGCATCGACCTCATCTCTTGGGGCGAGCCGGACGAAAAGTTGCCGCACTTCTCCGACAAGGCCAAGACCGAGCAAGCCCGCAATGCGGCCGCCGCTTTCGAGGTGGCACTTGATAGCGCCCACGATGACTTGACCTCGCGCCTGTACGACTTGTGCCATAACAGCGAGCGGGAAGTGGAAAATAAGGCGCTTGAGGAAGACATCAAAGCGATCGTCCGCAATTTCACCTATGCCTTCCATAGCGCGAAGGCCGATCTCCGCAAAGGTTTGCTGCGGTAGGCGGTAGGTAGGTAGGCGGTACGCGCCCCGGGTAGCCCCCGGGGCTTTTTGTTGCCCGGGTAGGCCGGGTAGGCGGTAGGCCGTCCGGGTAGGTAGGCCGGGTAGGCCGCCCGGGTAGGCGCTCGAGCGCGCCCGGCCTCCCGGCGCTCGGCCTCGGCCGAGATCGGCCGCCCGGCCTCGGCCTCCGGCCTCCGGCCTCGGCCGCGATCGGCCACGGCCTCCGCTCCCGGCCAAGATCGGCCGCCCGGATCGGCCGAGGATCGCGGCCGCTCCCGGCCTGCGGCCTCGCCGCCCGGCCGCCCGGCGCTCCGGCCAGCGCAAGCGCTCGCCCCCGGTCTAGATCTCGGCCGCGCCCGCTCCCGGCCGATCGCCCGGCCGGAGCGCTCCCGGCGCTGGCCGTTTAAAAGGGGATTGACTGACCGACCCCGGCGCGCACGCTCGCCGCCGCTATGCAACACGCAACACCGGGCGACACCCCGGCCGCCTCGCCCCCGGCCACCACTAACAACCCGCCCGAGATCTGCCCGCCGTATTACCTCGGCCTGTACCAGATCGAACTCTGTTTCGGCGGCGAGGAAGAGGGCGGTTGGTGGTACACTTGGGAGGATCATAAAGTTTCCGTGATCATCCCGGCCGGATCGTTTGAGCAGCAGGAAACGGCCGAGGCCGCCGCCCGCGCTGGCCTCGCCGAGACCGCGCTTGATCTCGGGCTGACATTGCCCGCGCCCGGCCTCCGGGGCTACCGCAGCGCCTCGCCGCAGCAGGATGCTATCATCCAAACCGAGGACAAGCCCGGCGAACATCAAAGCACGGAGAGCCCGCACTATGAATAAGAAAACCGCCACGGCCGCCGCGCCGACCCTGTTTCACATCACGCCCAAAAGCGCGAACAGCAAAACCGGGGCGCTTGTGGTCACTACCTCGGCGCGCGCCACTTGCTGGTCTGGCTGCGCTTTCTTCCTCTCGGGCTGCTATGCCCTCGGCGGCAAACTCGGGATGCATTGGTCGGCCGTCTCGAAAGGCGAGCGCGGCGAGATCTGGCCGGACTTCCTCCGCGATCTGGCGGCCGCGCTGGCGCGCAATCCGGCCAAGATCTGGCGGCACAACCAAGCCGGAGATCTCCCGGGCGATGGCGCGCGGATCGATAAGACCGCGCTGCTGCAACTTGCCCGGGTGTCGCGCGACTCCGGCCGGGTAGGTTTCACCTATACGCACAAGCCCCTGCTGCCCGGCCAAGCGCCGGAGGCCGCCGCAAACCTCCGCGCGCTGCGCGAGGCCGCCCGGGCGGGCTTTGTCGTTAACGCCTCGGCGAACAACCCCGGCCACGCCGACCTGCTGGCCGATCTCGGTCTGCCCGTCTGCGTCACCATCCCGGAAGAAACTCCGGCCACCTCGGCCACCCCGGCCGGGCGCAAGATCGTAGTTTGCCCGGCGCAGCAGCGCGATGGAGTCACCTGCGCCACCTGCGGACTTTGCAGCAAGGCCGCCCGCTCGATCATAATCGGCTTTCGCTACCACGGCGCTGGCAAGCGCAAGGCCGAGGCCGCCGGGAGCGCCTTTGCCTTATGAGCGCCGCCTATAATCTGGCCGCCGAGGTTGCCCGCTGGCAGGCGATGGCCGCCGATCTGGCCGCCCGCGCGCAGCAGGCCGCCCGGCTCGCTGAGATCCTGCGGCAGGCCGCCGATGATCCGGCCGAGATCGAGCGCGAGCGCCAGCGCCACTTTGCCCGGGATCAGGCCGAGGGTGGCGCTCGGGCAAGGGTGTTCCCTTGGAAGCCGCCCGCCGGGTGGGTGCGGATCTACATCCAAAACGCCGCCGCCGAGGCCGAGCGCGAGGCCGCCCGCCTGTTAACCTCGGCCGCCAATTTTCGAGAGATCGCCGAGGCCGTGCGCGCCGGGTAGGCGCTCGGGTAGGTTACCCACAAGCCCGGCCGCCCGCCGGGCTTTTTTGT